ATTCCATACAAGAACATGGTTAAGTACATGTTCAAGATGCCTGATGATCCTTCGTTTGAAATGCTGTATGCAAACCTGAAGGCACAAGAGACTATCTCTTTCTGGTCCACCTCGTTCATTCGTGGTACGACCATCGACAATGCCATCATCCTGATCGATGAATGTCAGAACCTTAACTTCCACGAACTTGATTCGATCATCACTCGTGTCGGTGTCAACTCGAAGGTGATCTTCGCTGGTGATGCTGCTCAGACTGACCTGATCAAGACCTATGAGAAGAATGGTGTGCTAGACTTCATGAAGATCATCGATGACATGGAGGAGTTCTCTTCTATTGAGTTTGGCGTCCAAGACATTGTGCGTTCTGGACTCGTTAAATCATACCTTATCAGCAAAATGAATCTTGGCTTTTAATCATCTCAACCAACACAACTTTCGTGATCTGATAGCAGAGACGACCGAGAAGGGAAGAACCTATGCCGTAGATGGCGAGAACTTCCCCTCGGTTACTACTGTAATTGGACACAGTAAGAAGAAAAGTATTATGCAGTGGCGCAAGCGCGTCGGTGAGGAGGAGGCGAACCGTGTCTCCAAACGTGCATCGACTCGTGGTAATAAGACGCACAAACTTGCCGAACTTTATCTTTCTAATCAGGACATTAGTAAGTACAAAGATGACGTGCTATCCATGGGGTTATTTCACCAGATTAAACCCCATATAGATAGTATTAATAACATACACGCATTAGAAGCACCATTGTTTTCAAAGATGCTTCGTCTTGCTGGTCGAGTTGATTGTATTGCTGAGTTCAAAGGTGAACTTGCCATCATCGACTTCAAAACTTCAACTAAGTTGAAGAAGGAAGATTGGATTCAGGATTATTTTGCACAAGAGTGTGCTTATGCTATAATGTTCCAAGAGTTAACTGGACTTAAGGTCAAGAAACTCGTCACGATTATCGCATGTGAAACTGGGGAACCTCAGGTATTTGAAATTTATGACAAGCTTAAGTATACTCGAAAACTTAAAGAGTACATCGACGCATATAGAGAAGAACATGGGGACTGGTAAAATTGATGATGTCTTTGAAGAAAACTTCATGACATCTGCCAAGTTCTCCCTTGAAATTGAACGGATTGTAAAAGAGTCCAAGTTAAATTACATTGAAGCAGTGGTTCAGTTCTGTGAAGACAAGAACATTGAACTCGAAACAGTCAACAAACTTGTTTCGAAACCACTCAAAGAGAAGTTGAAGTATGATGCTCAACGTCTTAACTTTATGAAGAAAACATCGAGGGGGTATCTGTCATTGTGACTGGAATTGAAGTCTATAAAATGTATCTTTCTTTGAAACTTCACTTCACTTCTGACTCATTTGACTACTTTAAATACGGCAACGCAGCAAAGGCTTCTCCTGCCTCTTTTGATAAGAGACCTGACAAGTATTTCTTTGTAAAATTATCTCGCACGTTCAATGAGGTTGAACTGCGAGATTTCTTTGTTGCAAATATGGTTGTTAAGGATAAAGTTTATCCCGCAACTCTGGTGAGAGAGGGTGCCGAAAATTATTCTGAGTTTGTACGAAAGATGGAATCGCTTTCTTACATCTTCAGGGAGGATGTCGGTAAACTATATAACCTCACCGAAAACTTCGATGAACTCTTTAAGGTCAAGGGTGTACACCCCACGATAGTAAAGTCATACTTGGGTAGTTTAATTACCCTAGAGACTCTTACTATCTTCCATAAACTCTTTGGTTTTATGGATCACTTGCAGATAAACGATGATATAGTGTGGAAACCCCTAAAGAATAGGGTGAAGAAATACGAACCCTTTTTGCAGATCGATATGCTTAAATATAAGAAGATCATCCAGAGAGAATTTCTATGAACAAGTTTTTTGAGTCTGAGGTAGTCCAAGGTGAACTAAAAAGAATGCAGGATCTCTACATTGAGATCAACAAGATGGGACTCCTCCTCACTGCAAGTCAGAAGAAAGTACAACTCGAAAAGATGATGGAACTCATCGACCTGCAGCAAACTATGTTCATGCGCCTCTCTTTGTGCGATGATGAACAGTCAAGAGACTTCATGAAACAGATCCGTCAGGCAGCATCGATGCTCGGTATGAACCCTGCTGATGTGAACCCTCAGTTCTATGAGAAACTCAAATCTGACGTGAAAACCATGATCAACAAGCTTGACATCCCCTAAATAAGATGCTACCCTTACAGGGTACTCAATACAACAAGTACACCAACAATACGGAGAATACGAAATGTCATTTGCATCCCTCAAACAGTCCAGTTTTGCTGACCTTCTCGCTAAGGCAGAAACCTTGAACAAAACTGAGACCAAGGGCGGTCCTGATGATCGTCTTTGGAAACCTGAGGTAGACAAAGCAGGTAACGGTTACGCGGTCATCCGCTTCCTCCCTGCACCCGAGGGCGAAGACCTGCCCTGGGCACAAGTTTGGAGTCATGCCTTCCAGGGTCCTGGTGGTTGGTATATCGAGAACTCCTTGACGACTTTGGGCAAGAAGGATCCCGTTTCTGACCTGAACAGGGAACTGTGGAACTCTGGCATCGATGCAGACAAAGAGACTGCACGTAAGCAGAAGCGTAAACTGAACTACTACAGCAACATCTATGTTGTGAAGGATAGTGCTCATCCCGAGAACGAGGGTCGTGTCTTCCTCTACCGCTATGGTAAGAAGATCTTTGACAAGATCATGGAAGCAATGCAACCTGCCTTCGAGGATGAAGAACCTGTGAATCCCTTTGATCTCTGGAAGGGTGCTGACTTCAAACTGAAGATCACCAACGTTGCAGGTTACTGGAACTACGACAAGTCTGAGTTTGATCGCCCGTCTGTCCTGGGTGGTCTTAAGGATGACAAGTTGGAGTCCATCTACAATCAAGAGTACAGCCTCGCTGCCTTCACTGCTGATGATCAGTTCAAGACCTATGAGGAACTGAAGGATCGCCTGAACAGCGTCCTTACCAACACTGTCTCGCGCCGTGTGGTTGAGGATGAGTCCTTCGATGAAGACCCTCAAGAGCGTGCTGAACCTTCGTTCACTCCCTCCTTCAGGTCTGCTGCCGCTCCTCAAGAGGACGAAGATGACACCATGTCCTACTTCGCTAAACTTGCTGCTGACGATTGATGAAGAGAAAGACGATATGGCGCTGGTGGGCAAAGGCAATCGGAGAAAAGGCAAGTAAAGATGACAAAGAATCAGATGTCGTTGCTAGTCTACGGACTATTATATTTCTCACTTATCTCATCACTAATGTTTTCATTATTGCAGGAGTAGTGAGACACTGGAACGATATACCATCTCCTCCAGCGAAATCGACTTTTTAGTTACCAAAAACC